GATAATCTTGACGGTCATCATCAGATTAATCATTTTCATCTAGAGAATTTCTACGGTGAAGAAAATGCAAAAATCTTAGGTAAGGTTTCTGAGATTGCTCACACAGCGCCTGGTCTTGCTGGTGGTAAGAAATACTACAACAACAATGATATTCAGAGTGACTATTTTGATGTTGCTTATTATGTATCAATTGGTGTTGGTAAGTGGAACAAGGATTATGAAATTAAGGAGAGTGCATAATGTCGTTAACTAAATCGCAAGTTACAAAATTAGTCGTTGACCTTTGTTGGGAATATGATAGAATGTCTTCAAGTGGTCAAGAGACACTTGATAAACTTTGTAAGGTTCTAGGTATTGAAACTGAATCAGAGATGGATGAACTTCTTGCAAGTATGTCTAAAGAAGAAATCAACAACACCATTTTAAATAGGTGTGCAATTGGAGAAAGAGAATAATGGATAAAGTTAATACAATCGTGGATACACTAGTTGACTTTCTTGCCTATGTAGATTCATTTTACAATCCAAAGAAAGGTATCTATCCTATCAAGGGTTTGACCAATGATATGATTTTTACTGCAACTCTAAAGTATGTTTCTTCGCAAACAAAAGATTATACTTGGGGTGATGGTGATTCGCTAGATAGGGAAAGAGTAAGGGATATTATTCTCGCTGACAATGGATTAACCCTTTGATTCTAAAGGGTTTTCAAATAACTGTTGACATTGGTTAAAAAGTCTGATATAGTATTAATATAATCAAAGAGAAAGAGTTAAATATGTATAAAGGTTTCCAAGAAAAAATGTTTCAAAACCCTTGGGGTGTTAATGAAGGTTTCAAACATCTTCAAGAGAAGTTAGATGAATTAATTCCTTTAGAGGGTAGATGTGAGTTTCCTAACTCAAAGAACAAAGCATTAGATAAGTTCAGAAGAGCACAAAACGCTGCCTATGACCTTTTCAATAATGGTCTTGGTAACAAGAGAAACCTTTTCCAAAACATCTATGGTTGGTCTGTGGGTGTTAGAGATACAAGTTATGCTCAAAAGATGACTTGGAGTCATTGGGAAGATAGGGTTGAAGAAGTTTTAACTCCTATCATTTTAGAAGCTGCAAAAGAACAAGGAGTTCAGTAATGACTATGAAAAATATAATGGGTGAACTAATCGGATATCTGTTTTTGATTGTGTTCGCATTTGGGTGGATAGACACATTGTGGATATTCGGTGTAGAAGATTCTAAACATTATACTTGGTGGTATGTAATCCAACAATTAGGAATGTATTTTAATGCCTAGAGTTTGGGAAACAAATCCTAATATGTTAATACCATATTATTTAATGTTCTCATATCTATATTATGAAAAGAACATTAATTTAATTGATGATACAGAGTTTGACCAAATATGTAAAACTCTTTTAGATAAGTTAGATGGACTTACACATATGCATAAACATCTAGTTAAAAAAGAATCCTTGACAGCAGGAACTGGATATGATATAGTGTATACTAACATGATAAAAGATAGTGCAATGTTACTATCAGAAAAATGGAATAAATAAGAATAGTCGTTTTGAGGGTGCCCCCAGTTTTTGACTTAAAACAAAATTGAAATTGCGAGACTAATTTTTCTAGTGGGTTTTCGTCTTTAAATAAAAACTCCACTACGCATATCCCAACTTCGGTGCGTACTTAATTGCTGAATTAGATTCGGATTTAAACAAGGGTGATACACAACACAAAGGAGACAATCTTCGGATTGGGAAGAGGGGGAACTTCGGTTCTCTCTTTTTTTATTTGTCGCACTAAATAATCACATGGAAAACTTTCAAGGTCAAGATGGATTTGTATGGTTCACTGGAGTAGTTGAAGATAGACAAGACCCAGATAAACTAGGTCGTGTTCGTATTCGTTGCGTAGGATATCATACAGACAACAAAACAAAAATAGCTACAGAAGACTTGCCGTGGGCATGGGTAATGATGCCTACTACTACTTCATCAATGAATGGGTTGGGTCAAACCCCACCTTTCCTAGTTGAAGGTAGTTGGGTTATTGGTTTCTTTCGTGACCCAGAGACATTACAAGAACCAGTAATTATGGGAACACTGCCTGGGAAACCTTCTCAATTTGGAAACCCAGACTTTGGATTTCATGACCCAAGAACTGAAGACAAAGCAGTATATGGGCCTTACCCAATAAGAATTAATGAATCAGATATGAACAGACGTTCTGTCGGTGCAGACTATCTTGCAGAAGCAAGAAAGGAAGAAATATATTCAAACATTGGAACTGCTGATGGTGAAACTTGGGCAGAACCAGAAAGTCCTTACGAAGCAACCTATCCATATAATCATGTTTACGAAACAGAGAGTGGACACATTCGTGAATTTGATGACACAAAATTTCGCACAAGGATTCACGAAAGACATAGAAGTGGTTCTTACTATGAGATTGATGACGGTGGTAATAAGGTTTTAAAAATTGTTGGTGATGGGTATGAAATTATTGCTGGTTCTAGATATGCATATGTAAAAGGTACTTGTAATCTTACAGTAGATTCTAATTGCAATACTAATATTAAAGGTAACTATACTCTTAATGTTGATAGGGATATGACTATTAATGTTGGTGGTAAACTTTCTGAAACAGTCAAGGGTTCAGTTACAGAAATATATGAAGATACTAAAACAGAGAATGTAAAGAAAGCAGTTGTTGAAGTTTATGAAGATACCAAGAATGAAAGTGTAACAAAGAAAGTTACGGAAACATTTGCAGAAGGTCAACAAACTTCAATCACTGGTGAATATGACTTAGACGTTACTGAAGCAGTATCTATTGAGTCAGATTCAACAATTAAGATTAATCAACCTAGTGGAACACAAAACGCAGCTCGTAAAGGTGATACCGCTGATACTGGTGATGACCCTGCTGGTATCTCTGGTTCAGATGGTTCAAATATTATTGAAGTTGGTTCTGGTACTGTCTTTATTGGTGACACTGGTGAGACAGACCTTGCAGAACCAACTCTTCCCCCAGAGGTTGACCCTAATCCAGTATCCACAGCGGAAACTGCATTTGGTGTTTCTGGTACTGGAATGAGTGAAACAAGAGCAAGAGAAATTATTAAAGGTAGAGAATCCGATATTGCTGTTGGACTTGATGTAGATTCAAATGAACCATTTGAAATTCAATCCACTGAACCACAAGTTATTGCTGATGGTGATGGTAATGATTTTGAAGATGCATCTAAATCTGAAAGTAATGTAGTTGATGATGACACTAATACAGAGTTGACCCAAAAGAATTTTGATGGTAAACTACTTAACTTCCTTTCACATACTGACCCTCGTATTTCTTCATCACTAAGACAGATTATGGAAAATGTCGCAAAAGAATATGGAAGAACTTTAACAATCACTTCTGCGTATCGTAGTCCAAAATATAATGAAAAGGTTGGTGGTAGTGGAAAGAGTATGCATATGCAAGGAAAGGCTGTTGATATTCGTCTTACAAATACTTCTGTTGCAGATAGACAAAAGTTTATGCAACTCTTAGTGAAACATGGTATTAAAGGTATTGGTGCATACTTCCCAGCAAATGATGGTGGTTATTTTATCCACGCAGACCTTGGAGGTAAAAGACAATGGGGGCCTTCTGGTTCAAGAAGTAGTAGTTATGGATGGCAAAGAGAAACCCTTAAACCACTTGGGTATATTGTATAAATAAACAGAGAGGCATACAATGGAAGTAATTTGGACTTTACTATTAACTGCGTGTTTATCTGATACTGATTGTAGGTATCAGAATGTACAATTATTTGATAACAAAGATGAATGTGTTGTTCTCAAAACAGAATTAGAAGTTATGAAGGATGGACACTGGAAGACAGTAGAATATCAGTGTAGACCTTTAGGGAGTCAAGAAGTATAATGGCAGTTCAACCAGCATACAGAGATGCAGAAAGAACAAACGATTCACCTCGCTCTGCAAGAATATACAAAGATTTAAATCTTAACTTTGGTAGGCATCCAGTTACTAAACAGATTAATGTTTTAACTGATGCGGCCGCAGTAAAGAGAAGTGTTCGTAATCTTGTACAGATAGGTGAATATGAAAAACCTTTTCATCCAGAGATTGCATCTGGTGTTCGTGATATGTTATTTGAAAATATGACTCCGTTTACTGCACAAACATTACAACAAAAAATAACAGATGTAATAACAAACTTTGAACCAAGAGCATTACTTACTTCAGTTGAAGTTATACCAAGGTTTGATACTAATCAATATGAAGTTATTGTTGAGTTCTATATTCAGAACGCACCAACTGAACTTGTTGATTTATCATTTACATTAGAGAGATTACGATAATGGCAACAACAGAAAAAAGATTAGACGTAACAGATTTAGACTTTGACGATATAAAATCTAATTTAAAAACCTTTATGAGAAATCAATCAGACTTTACTGATTATGATTTTGAAGGTTCTGGTATGAGTGCATTGTTAGATGTTCTCTCATATAATACACATTACCTTGCAATGAACATGAATATGGTTGCAAACGAATCTTTTCTTGATACTGCATCTGTTCGTTCTTCAGTTGTCTCTCATGCAAAAACACTAGGTTATATTCCAAACTCTGCAAGAGCTCCTATTGCATATATCAATGTCACTTTAAATAATTTTGGAACACTGTCTTCTGCAACTATTCCAGTAGGAACAGTTTTTACTACAGTCATTGATGATATCAATTATCAATTTGTTACGATTGCAGAATATACTTCACAAGTTGTAAATGGTGTTCTGACATTTTCTAATATTCCAATCTATGAGGGAACTTATATAACTAATCGTTATACCGTAGATACAAAAAATGTAGACCAAAAGTTTTATGTTAATGATGCAAATGGAGATACTACAACTCTAATCGTAGATGTATTTGATAATGCATCTGCCACATCTTCAACAACATTTACTCAAGCGTTAGATAACACACAAGTTAAATCAGACTCAGATGTTTACTATTTACAAGAAAGTGTAGATGGTAAGTTTGAAATTTATTTTGGTGATGGTATCACTGGTAAAGCATTATCAGATGGTAACATTGTTCGTATGAGATATGTTGTAACAAATAAAACAAAAGCGAATGGTGCATCAAACTTTACAACCTCTGCAACTATTTCTACAATTACTGATATTACAACTGCAACTGTTTCAAGTGCATCTGGTGGTGCAGAAAAAGAAAGTATTCAATCAATTAAATTTAATGCACCTCT